GTCCTGCCTTAATAACAGCCTATGAAGGTCTTCGACCCCGGAACCTCTGCTATTCCAAGACTGGAACCCTGCTTCTGTAATCAATAACTCGGTTTGGAAACCGCCTGGCCCGAGCAGTCCCGGTATTGATTACGGGCAGGCAGGATTTTGGGGGTCACATCCCTAGTCCTGCCGCGTTTATCAGCCCTTTTTAAAAGGACTATCGCCGGTCAACATGCGGGTGATGTCAAACCCCCCGGCACGCGCTTCAGACCACGCCTCATCTATGTCTGCCTGCATGCCCTTCTTACGGTTGACCGCTCTCAGGCTATAGGTAGTTTCTTTTAAAGCACCTTCCCGGCCCAGGACAAAATCAAACGCCAGCAAGTCCTCGTAATCATCCATCTGGCTGATGGCGTCAAGTTCGTTGATGAGCGTTTTTTGGGTCATCTCTAAAACTTCCACTGCGCCGGTGCCGTAGTTATAAATGGGCACAGCAATGGCGAACTTTGCCGGTTGGAAGGCTATTCCCTTGTCGTCCATTTGCCGGCTGAAGTCCTCGCCCATTTCTTCCTCAATCTCTTCGGGTGAAGGATCAGAGGCAAAACGGAAGGGGTGCTTCTTTCCGACAGCATTGATCCCCCAACACTCAAAAAACTCAAAGCCCTCTTCTTGGAGAAGCGCAAATCTGACCGACGTGCCAGCAGGGACTTTGTTTGGGTTGAGGTATCCCCCTGTCCCGCCGGCTGCCGCGGCTTTGTTCTTGGTTGAAACGAATGGCATTGTTGTAGTTGCTGTGGGCACGTTGCCCGGTGCTCTGCAAATGTAGCACGACTGCAGCGTTTGACAAGTCGAGTAGGATGAAAAAACCCCAAGGCTGACGGAGCCGTTGGGGTGTTGTTTTCATTTACTTGACAAAAGGATTGTAGCAGATGAATCTGGTTGATTTCATCCTCAGATTGCCTGAGAACTGGGCGACTGCGCCCATCTACGCAAAAGGGCAGACATTGCCTAACAAAAAGACAGCGTGCGGAAAATCGCCTTTAGGCAAAGCGAGTCACGTAAATCTGGCCCCAAAAACCACGGCTTTGCACGTCCAAGAACACCCGGACAGGTTCAAAGCTGT